GTCCATGCTAATAGTTACAACTTCTTCAGCATTACCTGCATTTTCTATAACTAATCGTTCTAGTCTGCCTTGATGATTAGCTAAAATAGTTGTAAGTGTATATACAAGATTTTTAGCTTGTGCTAACGGAATTCTAATTTCTTTTTGATTTCCTTGTTCTGCACTTTTAACAATTTGAACAAATTGTTGTATAGGTGCAGGATTAATCGGTTCGTTTGTTTGCATTACTTAATTCCTGTCTCATTGTAAAGTCTGTTTTAAACGGACCTTTGTATTCATACTTTTCAAGTGTAACTAACTTAGGGCAAAAACTTCTTACCCATCCTTTGTCAAATTTAATAATGTAATAACCTGCCGCATATAAACTTTTAGACTTTTTACTTTTTGTAAAAAGTGGTAACTTTTTTTGTACATTATACATTACATTATACGGTGTTCCGCTTGTAGCAAAACCATGAATTTCTCTATCGATTTTACTACCGTCTGAAATACTTGTCTTATCCCAGCTCGCACCTCCAATGTAGCTGTTAAAAGATTTAGTATCGCTAAAGTATTCTGTCCCTGTTGAACAACTGTACATATATCTTTTATCTTCTTCTTTAGATAGTGTACCAATACGTTCGCCATTAGATTCAATAATCCAAAACTTATTTTTTAGCACTGGTTTTGCTTTAATCATATATTGGCTCCATTATATTATATTTTGCATTCAGTGCATCTGCATATAATTGAATATTATCTGCAATACGTTGCATATCATGCTTTGCACAGAATTTCATAAGATGCAACCCAACTTGAGATACTTGTTTAGGCTTTGCATTTTCGGCAATAGTCTTATTTATTATTTCTCTAATCTCTGCAGGTTGTGCAGTCAAATCGCATAGTACAACATTACGATTGTAATCATCTAATACACGATGTTCAACACCGTTATGATCTACCCAACGCTGTAACATCATGTTATTCCAATTGTAGCCTTTTGTACTCTTATCTTCAAATGCTTCTGTAAGCCCAACCTTATTCTTAGTGCCTTTTGTACGTACACCAGGATATGCACTAAACACATTGTCACTAGTGTCACCTCGCATACATTTCTCAAACAGCATAAACGCAGGATTAGGTGCAGGCTTAGGCTCTTTTGTTTTCTTATCTACAACAGGCTTGCCCTTGTCGTCAAAGTAACCTTCGTGTGTAATAGTTGTATTAGACACACCGTTGTACTGTTTTACGTTAGGAGCAATAAGTTGTGCAAAGTCACCATCTGTACTAATAATAATATGATTGTCATTAGGGTGTGCTTGTACCCAACCTGCAATCAAATCATCTGCTTCTAGTTGCGGATGTTGCATTACTGTACAGTTAGTCTTTACTGTAACAAAATTCTTAAACTCGTCGAACATCTCCCAAAAGATTGTATCTTCTTCTTGCTGTGCAGGAGTTAATGCATCACGTGTTTCTTGTCTATTACGTTTGTAAGGTTCGTAATAGTCTTTACGCCAACTACGTCCTTCTAAACAAAAGATAACATGATCTCCGTTAAAGTCATTCCATGCTTTCTTAATACTGTTTAGCGTGATATGAAATGCCATACCTACTTTCGTATCGATATCGCCACGAACTACGTGACGAGCTCTAAAGAACGTATTTGCAGTATCTATTAAAATATATGTTGCCATTATCTATGCCTTAAATGTGTCATTTACAGTATCATTATATAGTATAGAGCTACTATTGTCAAGTAAAAACTCTTCTTTAATGTACCGTTTTAGTTCATTACGCATTACTTTACTTCACTTTTATCTTCACTAATTTTAGTTGTATCAATAAATCCAGCGGCCCTAGGACCATCTATACCTTCTTCGCCTAACATTTGACTAATAATTGTTCTAAACCATCCGTCTACAATTTGTTCTGGATTTTCACCTGTGTAACCTGCGTCAATGAGTTGTTCAATAAACTCGTTGTTCCAATCAAGTTCAAAGAATCCGTTTCGAATGTTATCAGGGTTTACTTTAGTATCAAGCACAGCAACCCAAGGTTCACCGGCCGCAGTAGCTTCTTCTTTTTCTTTTGCAAGAATTTCTCTGCGCTCGTCTTCAATAGACTTTTCTTTTTCTACAGGTTCATCAATTTTACTGTTTATACCTGCATCTCTAATTAGTTTTTTCCACCATCCCATTATAGTCCTGCCTCTCTTGCACGTATCATGCGTTGTTCGATTTCAATTGCTTCTTCTTCATCTGTCTTACCGACCTTTGCTGTCATAGCCTTTTCATGTGCTTCATTCATGTATTGCTTCTTAAGTTCCCCATGCATTTCCGAATAAGGATATGTGTAGTCTTGGTGTGAACCTCCAACCTCGCTCCATACATGCTTCGGCGACTTCTCGAACATTGAGATTATACTCTTCTGAACGTCCGCCAAGCGGCATAAGATATACTGGACACTTAATGCCTGCATTACGGTACTCTTCCACAGCTCTTTCAACTTCTTCAAAGTCATCTTGACTAGCGACAACAAACTTAAGGTAAATGTCACTGCCGTCAACAAGGCTATACTCGCGAGCAACATCAGGCTTAATAGCAGTTTCCCAAGGTTCTCCGCTAACGCTAAGTTTTGGGGAACAACTCCAAGTAACTTCAAATCTGTCTTGATCTGTAAGATAGTTGAAGAAATCATCGTGTAACTTTTGTGTAGTGTTTGTTTCAAATGTAACATTTTTTAGGTCTCTCATACGTGGATGTTCAAACAAATCAATGTAGAGCTTTTGCCACGCTAACAAGGGCTCTCCACCAGTCATGATCAAATGAATGTCTTGACCGTTGTCTTGTGTCCACTTACCGTTCGGAGTAAGTGACAGTAAATGTTCAACCACTTCGTCAACTTCTGCTTGTTTATTAAAGTGTTTAAACTCTGGATAGATGCTTGCATATGTATCACAGCCTGTGTGAATAATAGGCAAGTCCTCAAACTTTTCTGTAGTTTCGTGTACACCTGCATCAATTAATGCTTTTACTTCTGCATTGTATCTTTGTCCTTCTGCATGAAGTTCTGTGCGATTCTTTTTAGTATCAACACCAAAGTTCATACAACGAAAATTACAACCAAAGGTACGTAAGAACACACTAGGCACCCCTACAAATTTACCTTCACCTTGCACACTGTAAAATGCTTCTGAATATCTTAATTTCATAATGGCAAC